ACGCGGCTTTCTGCGGATTCTGTAGCATTCGTTCTGGCCGGGGCCGAGGCCACGCTTACTTATTCCGGGATGGCCGCGGTTCGGTTCGGCACGGTTTCGCGAACACGCGGCCACATTGCAAGCGTACGCCCGGAGCAATTGATTCGATCGCGTCCTCTGGCAGTCAGTATCGGGAGGCGATAGCATGGGCCTGACATTGCTGACCCCGGCGACAGTGTTTCCGGTAACCCTGGATGAAGCGCGCGCACATTGCAGGGTTACCCACACCGACGAGAACGCCTTGCTGACCGGCTACATAAAGGCCGCTACCCGCTACGTGGAGCAGAACCTTAGCGCGTCCATCGCCGAGCAAGTCTGGGGGCTGACGCTGGACGCCTTTTCTGATTACATCGAGCTCGCGCGCGGCCCGGTCATTTCGGTGGATGCCTTCGCGTACATCGACACGGCGGGATCTCCGCAGACGGTTGACAGCGGTCTTTACACAGTGGATTTGGTCAGCCGCGCGCCGTGGATCGTGCGTAATTCCAGTTCGTCTTGGCCGACCCCGATGGACGGCATCAACATGGTGAGCGTGACTTATACGGCCGGCATGGGGGTGGTGCCGGAGGATCTCAAGCACGCGATCCTACTGCTCGTCGGGCACTGGCATCTTAACCGCGAGGCGGTGAACGTCGGCAACACCGTGACCGAAGTTCCGCTCGCCGTTGACGCCTTGCTCCAACCTTATCGCTGGGTGCTGGTGTGACCGCCGGCCGCCGAGAACAACTTGTCACGATCGAGCGCTCCACCGCAACGACCGACGGCTACGGCGAACAGACGCAGACATGGGTCGAATATGCCCAAGAATGGGCTGCGGTGTTTTATGGGCGAGGGGACGAACGCCGGCAAGCCGCGATGGAGCAAGGACAGCAATCAGCCACGTTCCAGATGCTCAGCAACACACTGACGCGCGCCGTGGCGGTGAAGGACCGGATCAACGATGGCTCACTGTGGGATATTGTCGGCATCGCGCCCGATACTCCGAAGCGTGGTGAGATCGAGTTCACCGCAGTGAGGGCGCTTTAGGAGGCGGCATGAGAGACATCGTTCGCCTCGACGGCTTCGACGGGCTCGAGGCCGCGCTTCACAGATTGCCGACCATGGCGACGCAGCGGAACGTGTTGCGGAGAACGGCGCGAGGCGCGCTTGAGTCGATGGCAGACGACGCCGCGCTGAAGGCTCCCGTCCTGACCGGTGACCTGGCGTTCAGCGTTGACATTTCGGAACGGCGCACCCGACGCGTCTCGCGAGCCATTCGCTTCGATCGCAAGAACGGCGTCGAGATGGCGATGGGGCCGACCTCTGGCAAAGGCGTGTTGAACTACGCCGCCCTTACCGAGTTCGGAACGGTCGACACGCCGCCGCAGCCCTTCATGCGCCCCGCATGGGATGGGGGGAAGGACGGGGCGCTTGATTACGTCAAAGGCCACCTTTGGGCTGAGATCGACAAGGCGGCCAAGCGAGTAGCCAGTAAGGGCGCCAGACTGCTGAAGGCGGGGCTCTAGTGGCTGATTTCGGCATTTCCCTGAAAGCGCGGCTTGCTGCTTATGCTCCGCTTACTGCGCTGACGGGTGCGAGCAAGATCCACTGGGGCAAGGTCCCTCAGGGCACGACACTGCCTTACATTCGATTGAACACGATCAGCGATCCCCGGCCCGAGTATCTGGAGGGCTACATCGAGGCCCGCGTTACTCGTGTGCAGTGCGATTGTTTTGCCTCAAGCTGGGGACTGGCGCGGGACATGGCCGAAAAGATCATCGCGGCGGCGGAAACGCCTGGCGTCACCAGCGGCGTCCACTTCGGCCGCATCAAGGCGGAAGGCCCGAGTGATCTGGGCGAGGATGTCGACGGCGTTGGCTACATTCACAGGGCGAGCATGGATCTGTTCGCCGAACACAAGTTAGTTTGAACGGTCCGGCCTAGGAGAAAGTGAAATGGCAGAAACACAAGCCGCAACGGTCGGCTACATGGGGCAGTTCCATCTGCACAACGGAACCGCTCTTTACAAGCTTCGCAAGGTCACGGGGTTTGATATTCCGACCCCCGGGACTCGGGAAGAGGAAGAGGTCACCGACCTCGAATCCCCGGGCTGGCGGCGCGAATATGTCAGCACGTTCTATGAGGATAGCGAGTTTACGGTTTCGCTCAATACTCGGCTCCTATCGGATACCGATGTCCTCGTGGCGGACGCACTTTCGGATGGTGACGTGCGTGCGTTCAAGGCGGTCATTCCCGAAAACGGCGTGCCCGTGGCTCAAGTCACCGGGACTTGCAAATGCACTGGATACGAGCGAGGCCGGGTCGAGCCCGACTCGCCGATCGAGGCGACTGTTACATTCCGCGTCGTGACGATCGACGCTGTTGCGGCGTATTCCGCCTGATGCCGATCCGGGGAGAGGCCACGGCTAAACTAGCAGACGGCGAGACACTGACGCTGGCGGTCAATTTTGCCACGCTGGCCCGCGCTGCCGATCGGATGCAACTGCCGGCCGGGGATGTGTTCAAGGTGCTTCAGGACGCGAAAAGCCCGAGGCAAATGCTGGCGATGCTGGCGATGCTGGAAATGGCGCTCAAGCGGCATCATCCGAGCATGGACGAAGACGCCATCGGGGATCTGATGCTAACGGACGGGGAAACGCTAGGCGCCGCGCTCAACGAGGCGGTTGCGGGTGCGTTTGGCGGGGACGATGAAGCGGAGGATGGGGACGAAAAAAACCCTCCGATCCCTGGGACTTCGACACCCTCCAAAGCCGGTGGGCGGAATCGGGCCAAGACTCCGGCCAGTTCTGGGAACAGACGCCGCGCAGCTTCCTGAACGTGGTGAAGGGGGCGCTCAAGGGTGAGCGCGAACGGATCATCGTCCTGGCACACCAGACCGAAGCGATGGCCCGGCAAAAGACGCTCAGGCCAGTCGAGAAATACCTAACCCCTCCGAAGGCCAAGTCCAAGGATGGCGGTGCTGATGTGCTCGCCATGATGCGGCGGCTGGCGGCCAAGCAAGCGAAAGGTTGACCGATACTTGTGACAAAGCGGTGCGGGGGGGTAGAGTAAGCGGGCCGGAACAGCGCGACAACGCTGCCCGGCCCTGACCGCTACGATGGAGTTAGCATCGCATGGCTTCCGCCCCACTACCGCATTCTGCTACCTGCCCCAAGTGCGAGCAGGAAAAGGCGGCAACCACTGACCATTTTTACTTTCGCAGCGGACGCCTTATCCGCAAATGCCGGGAGTGCTCAAAGGCCGCGTTCCGCGCCTACTACGCTGAATGCAAAGACCAGATGCTTTCCCGCATTCACAGAGCTCGGGCGGGCAACCTGGAATTTCACCGAGAGCGCGACAAGGATTATTACCGCCGCCACCTTGCAGCGAAAAAGCAGCGGGCGGCGGAGTATCGGCGCAAGAACCCCGAGAAGGTCGCCACCGCCAACAAGGAATGGCGAGCCAAGAATCCAAAGCAATATGATCCGCTGAGGAACGCCGTGCAAACGCACAAGCGGCGAGCGCGATTATGCCGTGGAGCGGGGTTTAGCGCGTCGGATATCGAGACGCAGCGGGACGCTCAAGAGGGGCGCTGCTATTATTGCCGCGATCCCGCGGCGAAGCTGACGATTGAACATTTCGTGCCCCTCAGCCGAGGCGGTGCAAACGAGCCTCGGAATATCGTGCTGGCGTGCGGCCCCTGCAATTACAGGAAAGGCCCTAAGCTCCCTTGGGAGTGGATGCCGGACAAGTTCGCCGAGGATTGCCAGCCCTAGCGGGGCCCGATTCCACAGGAGGCTGCAATAGCTTCAGCCCTCATTGGCAACCTAGCGGTCAGCCTAACCATGAACACGGCCGCGTTCCAGCGTGGGGCGACTCTTGCTGAGAAGCGGACACAGCAGATGCATGGCCGGTTTGCAGCGGCAACCGCGAGCGTGAAGGGGCTCGGCGCGGCAATCGGCGTCGGGTTCGGGGCGGACATTCTTTACCGCATGACGGCGAACGCTTTTGAGATGGCCAGCAGTCTTCAAGAGGCTGCGGAACAAGCGAGTCTGACTGTCGAAGGGCTGCAGGAGCTTCGGTTCGCCGCGGAACAGACCGGCGTGGGCGCCGACAAAGTCGAAGCGGCGATGAAGCGCTTGAGTCGCTCGATGGGCGACCTCGAACGCGGCAAGGCGGCCGCGGTCGCTGTCTTCGCCGAGATCGGCCTTTCTGCCGACGACTTGCGGGGGAAGCGGCCCGACGAGGCCTTGAGGTTGATCGCCGACGCGCTCAACAAACTGCCCACCGCGGCAGAGCGCGTTGCGATCGGCCAGCAGTTGATGGGGCGCAGCTTCTCTGATCTCCTCCCGCTCATCA